CTTTAGTAGACACTTTATCAACTGTCTACGTCTTTCTCTTGCAGCACGTAGTGCCTGTGGTTTAAGTTTTCGTTTGGCATCCTTCTTAGAGTGATGCTGCCAATTAGGGGTGTTCATCGGTCTTTAAGTGACAATCCAGTCTACCACAGATCTTATCTCTTGGTTATATTCCCAAACTTTTCTTAAGATTTCAGGATTAACCCCATTAGATTCCATCTGTACTATCAGGGAGTTTAGGTCTTTAGGGAAACAAGTTCCACCAAATCCCCTATCATTATCTATACCAGGAACAACTGTATGTGATTTACCAATCCTACTATCTGCTGTTATACCCTCACGAACAGATTCATAATCCATACCAAGTGCCTGACACATATCATAAATCTTATTAAAATATGCTACCTTATAAGCAAGAAAAGTATTTGAGAAGTACTTGATTGCTTCACTTTCATCTGAAGTAACTAGAATACTTGGAATGTCTGGAAAGCATTGCTCATAAAATCTAGCAAAATCAACAGCAAGTTCCATATCACCACCAATAATATTTCTCTCACTGTTTACAAAATCTGCTACAGCATTTCTTGCTGTAAGAAATTCTGGATTATGAATTACATTATGCCGTTCAGAATATTTCTTAGTTGTACCAATAGGAACAGTAGATTTAATTACAAAAGTTCCATCTATGTAATCAGGAAGATCCTCAAAGAAATTATCAATGATTGATAAATCACACTCACCACTTTTCTTCATAGGAGTAGGAAGACATACAAATATAAACTCTTGGTTTATAACTTCTCCCAATGTATTAAGAGATCTATTCTTATCTGTATCATAGACCTTACATTTTACCTTATCACGTAGGTTCTGATATACAGCATTTCCTACAAATCCATTTCCAACAATTCCAATCATGCTACCTTCCTACTAAATCCTTTTACTTTATCAAATTTAATAACACTCTCAAATTTATCATGAAGATCTGATTTGTGAGATATTACAAAAATATTAGCATCTTTAATAATAAAACGAATAATTTTAAGAAATTCTTCAGTACCCATACCATCAAGAGAACTATCAAATACTTCATCCATAATTAATAAATTAGTATTAACAGAGTTCTTAACTCTGGCAACTTCTCTCCACGTAAACAAGAGTGCTAGATCAATTCTCATCTTCTCCCCTTCACTAAATGAAGCATATGAAAAATCTTCATGAATTGGAGATTTAACAGTTTCATTAAACTCCTCATCCAAAGTAAAATTGATATAAAAATCCATCAACTGAAGGTAACGATTTACCTGTTGATTAATAAATGGAATGTACTTCTTTATTATTTTTGTTTTGACTCCATCATCACGCAATAAAGAATAAGCAAAATCATAATGACCTATCTCTTCTCTTATTCCTGATACGTTTTCTAATGTTTGATTGAGGTTATTCTTAAACTCTGTTAATTTCTCATGCTCAGTATTTCTGTTTTTAAGTTGTTCGGTAATAGTTTGAACTTCATTTTCCAGACCTCGGATTTGTCGTTGATTGATGCTAACCCTAGTATTGTTTTGAGAAATGTCATTGTTGAGTTTAGTAATCTCCTTTGATAGTTTGTTAAACTGACGTTCTCGATCTTGTTCCAATTTAATAGTCTCTTCTAGTTCCTTAAAACCTTTCTTGAGATCCTTTGCTTTATTTTGAACGTCAGCAATTCTATTTACACGAAAGTCTTCTTCTATATGTTGGGTACAAGTAGGGCATACCTTATTGTCTGTGAAAAACTTATGCTCTTTAGTAATTGTCGATACCTTTTGAGTAATCTTACCTTTCATATTATTAAGTTTCACTAACTTTTCACCAGCACCAGTTACTTTTTCTTGTTCCTTTATAAGATCTTTTACATTAGATTCTATCAATTGATTATGTTCTATATGTGTATCATTTTCTACCCCAAGAACTTTTATTTTACCTTTATTTGATTCAATATTAGTTCTTCCCTGATCTTCTATTTCTTTTATAAAAGTTTCTTGCATCTCCATTTTATCCTTAAGAGTTTCTTTCTTAAGTTCAAGAGATCTTATCTTTTCTTTCTGAACACGTATCTTATCTTTTATAAGATTATTCATAGCAGAAAAAATACGAATATCTAATAAGTCTTCGATTACATCTCTACGATTAGCACCACTCAATTGCATAAAAGGTACAAATGTGCTGCTACCCAAGATCACAATTTGAGTAAAAGATTTATAATTTACTTTTAATATATTCTCTTCTAAAATTTTTTGATTTACACGATCATCTGCTTCTTTATGAAGAGGATTACCATTTACTTCAATATCAAATATATTAGGTTTTATACCACGTCGTACTAGATAATCTCTATTATTAACATTAAACTCAATTTCAACTACACACTCTCTTTCATTAGTAGTATTGATTAATTGACTTTTATTTATTTTTCTAAATGCTTTATTAAATAAACCAAAAGTAAGTGCATCCAACATAGTGGATTTTCCAGCACCGTTTGTACCTATTACTAGGTTGGTATTACTTTTTCTAAAATCAATCTCAGTCCAATGGTTACCAGTGGATAGAAAATTCTTCCACTTAATCTTCTGAAATGTTATCATTCACCTTTGGTGGTATCACAATGTCTTCTGCAGTAATCACAGTGTATTTGTAATTATACATCTTACACGTCCTAATTGCAAGCTCTCCATCAACTTCTACAACATCCATTGTTCTATCATAATCCTCATCATCATGTAACATTATTGCATATCTTACAGCATCATCTTCTTGCTCAAATAAAAATAATACTTTTTCTCCATACTCATCTTGTACGGCATAAGCACCATTATCTCTTTTTTCTTTAACTGTGAGAAGAAACACTATTCTACCTCGCAAGCTTGCCTATAAAGATCTTGAAAGATACCCTTAATAATTGTCTTATCATACTTCATTTCAGATTCATCAACATACCGATTTAGTATCGATAATGTATTTTCATCTTCATCAATATCAAATTCCTCATTTTCTTCAATATCAAAATTTTCAATTATTTTCAATTCTTGTACACCAACAGAATAAAGTTTATCAATAAACTTCTCAAACTCTTTTGGTTTAGATTTTTTACGAACAATAACCTTTACAATTTTACTTTGATATTCTGTTGCATTAAACAACTTATAATTGGTATCATCATAATATATGTTATAAAATAATTTATATGGATTATTAATTGGAGTATGGGTGAGGGTTTCCGTATCAAAAATAGTAAATCCTCTAGGATCATTTACATCATTCCAAAACATCTCATATGGATTTCCAAGATAATAAACCTTACCATTAGTAGATCTTGTATGAAAATGTCCAGAAAATACTTTCTCAAATTTATTAAAAATATCACAATCCATACCACTCTCCATTTTATGACCACGAGTAGCAACAAATCCATTAAGTTCTAAGTGACCCATTGCAATTTTAGATTTAGAACTACTAATACTATCTACTGTCTCTTTATAGTTTTCACTACAAATCCAAGGAAGCATTAATATTTTTAACTTATCTACTTTAATTTCAGTTGCTTTAGAATAAACTTTTATATTAGGATAATTACGTAATAATAACTCAGGAGAATTTACAAAATTAGTATCTTTATAATAACAATCATGATTACCAATGATTGCATGTACCTTATACTTTTTAAGTGGTTCAAATACAACCCTCTTTGACCACTCAAGACTTTGTAAATCAATAGACTTTCTACTATCAAATATATCACCCATATGAATAACAGTGTCTATATTATACTCTTCTAAAGACGGAAAGAAGACATTTTTATAGAACAACTCAAAATATTCATGTAGGTGTCTAGAACCTTTTCTAGCACCGTAATGAGTATCGGTTATGATTGCTACTTTCATCTATTGGAAGTCTTATATTGAATATTATCTTTAATAGTATTGTATTCAGAACTACTACCAGTAAGTGCTCCATCATCAACATTCATAACTTCATCAAATCCTGTTCTTTCAATTATTTTAGTTTTAATATCTAATTGCTTCTTCTCCTTCTGAATCCTTCTCAGAAAGGCATAATGAATAATCTGAGTAAAGTATGCAAATGGATTTCTAGACTTCTCTGGATCGAAGTTATGTATGTACTGTACGCAATTTTCAATACCATCAGAGATCATATCATCTCTAAACATATAATTTACAAAGTTTGGTTTGTATGAAAGGTGTGTAGCAATCTTTAAGAAACACTCTCCAAGATAATTTGTTATACGTGGTTTTGGTAGGTCATTCTCTTTTGCATGTGCTACTCCTTCCCTATAAACAATTAATGCTTCTAGTAGTTGTTTATTGTTTACGTAGTGTTCTGATTTCTTTTTAGGCATAGCATTGCTGTTCCCGTATTAACATATATGTATTATACCATATTTTCTCCACTTGACAAGTTTATAGAATATCAGTAGAATACCTTTGTAAGGGTTGATGGGTAATAACTAGCCTTCTTTAATAGATTTATTGTACATATCTTCAAGATACTTACGGGCATCATTAACATTAGAAATGTATCCCATTTTTTCAGTCATATCAACTTTACCATCATTTCTAAAGAATTCCATAGCATCATCTTGTTGATCTTTAAGGAATTTTTCATATACTACTTTAATTTTAGGATCACTAGTTTCTGACATTGCAATAATTTTATCATGATGAATAACGAAAACATCTTCATGAGATAATTCCATCCAAGGTTTTATCTTTATAAAATTTCCATTAGGATTATTCAACATTTTCATTACTACAGGATTATTAACAATAAGAACAGGCTGCTCATTAGTTTCATCAACACAAACACTTGCGAGGATTTCTTCTCCTGATATTAGTTTTATGTGTGCTAGAAACTCTTCGCCCATATTAATTTTTCAACGGTATGTTTACTATATCATAATTAAAGTTCTCTTCATTATAAACTTTAATTCTTTCAATCAAATGATTTAACGTATAATTTTTTTTAGATTTGTAACTAATGTCATCAGCAATGTCATATAACGTTGCTTTGGTTTT